CCCACTCTGTTGTTCTGGGGCTTCAATTGTCAATGACTGAGCAATAGGTTCAGTGTACCAAGTACTGATAACAGTTCTCTTATCTTGGAATGAAGTTTGCTGGATATCAGGTGTTATTGTAGTAATACTTCTTTGTTGTGTACTTACAGCAATATTACTTGCAGTAAATGTTGCAGCCGCTCTAGTTAAATAAGCATCAGCTCCTGTAATCAAACTATTGACGTCAACAATTTGTAACTGTCTATCACCACACAAAAATAGTCCGCTAGGTATAGTAAATCTACCATATAAATTACCATTGGCGTCTGTTACTAATTGTGTTCCTGGAACTGCAGTTTGTTTTAAGAAATTTTCAGGATTACCAGTTTTACCTGCATTAGTTATAGCTACATCTAAAGTTGCTCCAACAGTAGTGTCTAAAGTAGCAGGTGCACAATATTGACTTACTGGTGTATCATCGAAAAATGCATAAACTTTTGTATTTGGCTTTAAGTTTCTAGCAATGAATGAAATTGTTCTTGATTTCATATAAGCTTGAACTGCAACATCAGTAACAGACTTACCCAATGGGTAAGTATTGCTCATAGGAACAATAAATGTGTTTGATATTTTTCTTTCCTGATATGTGTCATTTTCATAGAAAGTATAAGGTCCTGATCTACCAGTAACATAAGTTCCTGAAGAACCAGTTGTTCTATAGTCACCATATCTTGTACCAAAAACAGTAGCACCAGTAGCTTCTGCAATAGTATTAGCCAATTCAAGGAAAGGCTGTGTCAAATCAATAGTTATATCGGAAGCTGGTACAATAGTTTCGTCTCTATTCATATCATATCTTGGATAAAGGTTCAAAGATCCTTTCCAAGACCACATATCTTGAGCATTATTTCTAATTTTGGTAGCGAATGGCTGATAAATTAGTTTTTCATGTGTATATGGGCGGGTAACAATTCTACCAGTAACTTGAACTCCAGAAGATAAAGAATCAGAAAATTCCATATCAACGTTTTCTGAAGAGTACAATGGACGACCATATCCAAAATCTTTATCAATGCTATATCTGTATTCTAAATCGTCAGCCTGAGCTAAAGCATGTGAATTCATAGGATCAGCAAAGATACCATTTTTAAATCTATTATAACCAGATGCGTCGGCTACTTGAATGTTTTGAGCTTTCTGCTCCAACATGTTTAAGGTTGTATAATATTCTAGTCTTTGTAAACGCTGTTCTAATAGACCAATATCTTTCATAGTATAGCCACGATTTGTAGCTAATTGTATTTTTACAGTATAATCTTTTCTATTATATACAGAAGCTTCTGTAAAACTAAGAGAAGGATATGGTGGAACATATCCGATAGCCAAAGTCATAGCATCGATATCAGAAACTGGTGTTTTTGGAGATTCAGAAGGAACACCTTTAATAACTGAAAGACCACCAGTTTTGTTCATTGTTAATACGTCTGTACGACCAAGATAATATTCAATGGCAGACTGGAAATTTGTTTCTGGTTCTGCAAGATATGTAGAAGTTGTAATAAATGTAGTAGTTGTTCCTGGGTTTAGTGTCGCGCCCGCGAGAGTAGTGGAACTATTAGCAGTATTTGCCTTAACGCCTCTGAAATCTACAGCGTCTCTTAAATCAAGTATACCAGCTGATGAATTGAATAGAGGAATTTGCGCTGTAACAATAGCATTTGTGTTAGCAGTATTTGCATCGTCAATTGGATAAGAATCTACAGAGAAAAATCCAATACCACTGTTCAAATTGGCTGTAAAATGATCAACAACAACTGTCAAATATTGGTTAGTTAAAGATCCATTATACTGTGGTTTTAGAACTAAACGACCATGGTCGTAAAAATCATCTCTTTGACCGTTATCCAATAAGAAATGAGTGGTTATCTCATCAGAATCTGTATTACTGAAACCTGCACTATTTGCATAAACGTGTTTAATATTGAAAACATCAGGTAAACCAAGATTCCAAGCATTATTAACAGCAGCATTAGCATAAAGTTTTACAAATCTGTCTTTTTTAACATCTTTTTTAGCCTGAACAGCTGTTGTTCTAATTTTTCTATATTGGACAACACATGTAGAATTGGCAGTAAGGTTAGCGACAGCAGCAATACCAGTATTTACTGTAAATGTTGTAGAACTGGTAACATTAACTTCTCTTGTGCCAGGATAAGTTCCGTTATCTAAAGGAACTGCGTAACCAGCTGGGAAATGTTTACCGAACACAGAAGCAGTGTTTGAGTATGATGGTGCAGAACCCAAAACAAGTTTAGTATTATTAGCAGAAACAACACGATAGTAATTATTTACAGAAGGTGTTTCTGTAATTCTAATAAATTCACCATTAGAGAAAAATGTATTCAAGTTAACACCAACAACGTGTGTACAACCTGATGTAATACTTACAGTATTACCAGTTACGTTTGCAGTAGAAGCGTTAGCGGTGAATACAATGTTAAATTGATTTTCTAATACATCTCCAAGAACACCAGTACTGTAAGCTATAGAATCTGTACCACCAGTATAAGATGAACCGTTTGATATGTTAATAAGACCATTAACTAAAACTGTAGCAGTTTCTGAAGTTCTAAAATAGAAATTTGTGCCATTATAAGATCCATTAGCTCCTCTTAATGTTTTAAGAGCTTTTTTACCAAATGGAAATACAAGATTAGTTTTACCACTTTCAACTATAGTAGCTTTACTGCTGGTAAGAACCAAATCAGCATAAAAATCACCAAAAGTATTTACACTGCTGTTTGCATACAATGATTTAGCGTCAGAATTGAAGCTTTTTCCGCTATTCATTGTAATATCTGAAAGATATATTCTATATGTTGTAGCAGGAAGACCTGGATCACCTTCATCGAACAATACAGCCTTTACTTTAGCAGTACCGATTTTGGTTTTTCCAGTAAAACTTGGTGTAAATTTATTTGTGATTGCTTGGAAACCAGTGTTATCATAAAGATCAACAGTAACAAAAGCACCAAAATTTAATGCACCTGCATATTCGTTAACATAAACATATTTACCATAGTTAGCTGTAATTATTTGCTGATTAGCAGAAGCTGTAGTCATAGCTTTATCTACATCAACTTTTCTAGATGCTAAAAATTCTATTTCAGAACCGAGAATAAAACCTTTACCAGAAGAAACCTGATAAGAGAAAGAAGCAGTATTTGGACCTGCAATAGTAGTAGTTAAAAATGGTTTTGTTACATAATTACCAGATTCTGAATATGTTCTTTCATTCTAAGTATCAGCTAAATCATCCCATGGTGTTTTAGCTTTGTTAATAACTACATCTTTTGTAACATTAGAAAATTCGAAAATAGAAAAGAAAGTGTCATTATTAGCAATAGATGTTCTTGGTTTTGCAACAACTGTAGGTACTAGTTTCAAACGAGCTGCACCAGGAGCGTTTTCATTTGGATATCCAAGAGCATTATCTAACAAAGAATCATCATTAATGTCTGTGATAATAGATTCTGTTGTTGTAAAACCAACAACGTAATCTTCTACATTTTGATCATAATCTTTAACAGCAATAGTTTGCTTATTTGTTACTTGGAAAAACCCTTTGTGGTAAATAATACCACTATCAATAATAATACCATAACCGTTACCAACGGCATTTATTGTAGCATTTGTTGAAATAACATTAATACTATTAATTAAATTACCAACTACAAGAGTATTTGAAAGTTTACTTTGATTAGCGCTATAGATATTAATAACTTCGCCATTAGCAAATGTTGTCTGATTATTAGAACCAGTTGTAAGATATTTAACATAAAAACGATTTGTATCTGGGTAATTAAGAAGAGCGCCAGATTTTGTTACGATAGGAACAGCTCTTACATTTGAAGTTTGGCCAACAAGAAGATATGTGTCATCAATGTCTGTAAAAAACACATTAGCATTAGCGTTGAATGCATCAGATACTCTAACATATGCTAAATTAGGAATAGTAATAGGATTATCACAACCTTCAATGACAGCGCCGTCTTTAAATATTTTGTTACCAAATTTTTCAATTTGGTTTTGCATCATTGACTGAGCCTGTGTTAATTCTCTCGCTTGTACAGCTACAGATGGCTTAAAAAGAATTCTATAGTACTGTTTAGCTGCGTCATAGTCATCAAAGTAAGGAGAGACATTAAAATCAGTTGATAAAGGCATATTTTGACCCTATTTTAAACTTGAATTACAATTTTGAAAGATTCAGTTTGTGTATTAGAACGATTAACATTATTTATGTTTTGCACATAAAGTGGTTTCAAATCATTGGTATAAATTGAACCAAGAGTGTTTATAGTCATACTAGTAACACTATAACCAGCTGTATTTGCAATAGCTTCACCAGTTATAAAAGATTTATCGCCTGTTAAGTAAACTTGAGTGCTGTTAGAAAATACAACAGTTCCTTTAGAACCACTTGTTAATCCAGTAACTGTCTCGCCTTTAGTAAAGGTAAAAGATGGTGAAACATTTCCTTTCAAAACTTGACTAAATGTATTAACATAATATTGTGTACCGCTTTTAGCAGCATTAGATTGTAAAATATATGGGTTTTTAATAATACCGATTTTATTATAGATTGTATTCGCAGTAATTATTGTACCACTTTCAGTATTAGCGAAATTAAAATTGAAACATATACCTTTCATATTTAATTCAGAAGCAGGATCTGAACCATGGCCACCAGGAGGTGGTACAATAGCGTAAAGTTTAGCACCGCTGCCATAGTTTGTATTACTTTGTATAGAAACATTAGATCTAGTAATATTAGATCCAATATTTAATATTTGTATACTTGCAATTGAATTAGAATAAGTATTAACTATAGAACGAGCTAAAGGTTCTGTTCCATCTGAATCAAACACAACTTTTGGTGCTATATCGTATTTTGTAACAGCAGCGGTTATATTTGTTGTATTAGCTGCTGTTGCCAAATAAATCCATTTACCAGAAGTGTTTGAAACATATCTAGAAATACCAATCAACTGTGATGTTGAAGCAATACTATTATAGATATAAATTGCATTATTGGTGTAAAAATCATTATCTGGCGAAGAGTTAGATTCTATTTCTATAAGTGTTGAATTCACAACAGTTCTTACAGTACCATTAGCATAGCTACTATATCCAATACCACTATTTGATATCATAACAACTTCAACACCAGAATATGTTGATGCATTTGTAACAATTGTAGTATTTGGGTATATTGGAACATAATTACTTGTAGAAAAATTTACATAATTTTGATTGGAAATAGAAGTTATATATCTCCATTTATAATTATCGCTTGTTTGAAATGTAGTCGCTTGTGTTGGTGTTCCAATAGAAGAAGGATTTGTAATTGAAATTCCACCATTAGCATTGTCAATGCATTTATATACATGATAATTACCGCCTGAAACAGAAGGTTCGCATACAACATAAAAATTATTATCTATATATAAAGAATTAGAAGTATTATCATAGCGACTATAAGAAGTGTTAGAAACCCAAGTAATTTTACTTACTACTGGTAATAAATTTGTATTAGAAGCTCTTTTACCAAATAACATTTGCCAATTATTCAAATAAATTGTAGAATAATCATCATTCGTAACAATAGGTGCACCATTTGAATATGCAACTGGATTAGCGGCGAAAAAATAATATTGAGAAGTGTTTGAAACTATAGCATTATACATTTCATCATAAACAGATTTTTTATAAGATGGTAAAAGTTTTCCCATTATGAAACTCCTGTACCAGTTACAATCCAAGTATCAGAACCTATTTTTAATAGAGTTGTAGAACTATAAGAAGCAAGAGTAAGAGTTGATTTTGCTGTACTATTACTTGCAAGATACATACTAACGCCTGGACTTGCTGCTAGAGAAACAGATCCTGTAGATTGTACAATAATTCTTATATCTACACCAGTTAACATAGAAACAGTAGCATTATTTGGAACAGTTATTGTTTGTGTAACAGTTCCAGTGTTTTGAGTAAGAATATGTTTACCAGCGTCATTAGCCACAAGAGTGTACGAAGTATTGGTAAAATTTTGTGGTTTATCTCTGTAACCTAAAACAACACCATTAGTATTACCAACAAAATTACCACCAGTTAAAACTACTAATGAATTTGCAATAAAAGCTGTGCCAATACTATGAACAGCAGCATTAACAGTGCCGAAGGTATAGATACCAGATGTGTTGCCACTATTGCCAGGAGCTCCAAGATATGTAGCTACGTTTGCTGGTAATATTGCCATATTAGAAGCTAATCCAGCAACTGTCAAATATGCATTTGCTAGGCTACCACCAAGAGATAAAGAATTATTTGAAACACCTGTAAAATAAGTAGTAGTTGAGTTACTAATTATAGAAGCATTAACAGTCGCATTACCATAAACAGCATTAGCAGCAAATGTAATAACTCCACCAAGTACATAAGAACCCAAAGTGTTCACATAAGCATTAGCGACAACACCACCCAAATATAAAGAATTATTGGAAGTTAAAGTTGCAACATTACCAGCAAGACCAGCACTCGTTTGATATGATGAAATTAAATTAGCGTAAGCATATTGATTAGCTGCCACGTTACCCAAATATAAAGAGTTATTTGAAGTAAGAGTGGATACGTTTGCTGACAAACCAGCAGTTGTTTGGTAATTTGTTAGATTAGCTGAAAGTTGGGCGTTAGACACTATATTTGCAGCAGTAACGGAACCAACGTATAAAGTATTATTAGCTGTATTATTACCAATAAATGCAGGCATAGCTGAATTGTTTGTGTAATTTGCCAAATTAGCCGTTAACTGAGCATTAGATACTACGTTTGCAGCAGTAACAGAACCTACAAATGAAGTATTATTTGATGTGATAGTTGCTACGTTAGCAGATAATCCTGCAGAAGATTGGTAGTTAGTATAAAGATCTGTAAAGTTGTCATTAACCTTACCCATGGCGGTTCGGAGCTGGTCGCCTGTCCCATCATTTCCTGAACTACCAATATTAATAACTTGCTTGGCCAATTAATTACTCCAATTATTATGTTTTGTCTACGGATACCAACATATCACATGTTGTCAATGTTGAATCGGCGCTAGTAGAATAAGATACAGGATATAGTGCACCAAGTTCATAAATACTATCAATTTTTGATGTTTCTATAATTTGTTGAGAAAAAGCACCAAATAATTCTGCGCCTGACGTATGAAAAGTTTTATAAATTATGTTCTTATATTTATCTAAAAGTTCAGATACTTTAATTTCATAAGAATAATCTTGATAATAATAACTATCTTGTATGTATTTATCTGAATTTAAGAAGCCTCTAGTAGTAGTCCAAAATCCTCTAGCTTTACCCAAACCAGTTTTAACAACTTTTCCTATAATTTCACTAGTTGTATTAAATTCAGATAAACTACCAGATAAAACTGCTTGATACCCAGTTTTTGACTGAACACTTATTTTTGGAATAACAGTGTATCCTGATCCAGGATTAATTAAAGTAAGTGTGGTAACAGCGCCATTACCATTTGTTGTAACATATCCATTAGCTATAGATCCTGGAGAACCACCAGAAAATACTAACAAATCACCATTTGTATAACCAACACCAGAACTTAATATCAAAATATTATTAGAAACACCTCCATAAAGGTAAGCTTTAATACGTTCTCCTTCAACATATCCTTTACCTGAATTTACTACAGAAACTGTACCTACTATATTATTACCACTAGAAGGATTAGCTGTTATTTGTTCGTTTATGCCATTAATCGTACCGTCAGCTCTATACATAACTGTTTCATATTGAGCGTAATTTGATGGTAATATTGGTGGCGCTGCTCTATATTGAGCAGAAGGTGTAGAATTATTAGTAGGAGGACCATACAATACAATACTCGTATTACTTACAACATTTTTAATGATACCAAGTTCAATAGAAGTCCCTAATGTTGAATTTGCTTGTAGATAGATAACATCATCATTTGCATATATTGCAGAAAATATAGTGTTTGTTCCAGTAATAGTATTGGAAGTTGAAGTATAAGAAAGATTACCTTGAAGAACTTTTGAAAATTGACAAGATCTTACGAAAACGTTTGCAGGTTGTGTATAACCATTACCAGTTTGTACTGCAGTTAATGAAGAAATAGATCCAAATATATTATTAGTGTAAGAAAAAGCAACACCAATATTTGATGTTAAATTAGCATTTGTATTTCCTGTAAACCCATATGTTGCAGCATCTAAAGTTAAATTAGCGTAATCACAAATAATATCTGTGTTATACTGTATCTGTTGAGTGGCAGATATAGACCCTACAGAGAAAGAAGCATATGCACCAGTAGTGTCTGTATTATTTCTATATAAAAAAACGTTAGTATTTGCAAGATATCCAAATCCTGGCTTTTCTATACTAAATGTTAATGAACCAGAACCTCTTGAAAGAGATGTTACCTTCAATAGACCATCAATACCATAAGAAATAACATTACCACTTGTGAGGTCATTATGGGCAATTTTAATAACATCACCAACGTTGAATCCAGAACCGCCATTGATAATTCCTAAACTATATAAAGAACCTAATACAGTAGGAGCTTTTGTAATAGCTGATGTATTAGATTGTTGATCTAATAATAATATTTTTTCACCAGTATTAAAATTACCACCTCTTGGTAAAACATTTGATATAAAAATTGTATTGATAATATCATTATTGAAAGATTCTTTAACGTAATTTTCAACAACTGCGGTTGTTCGACTGGAAATACCTATTATAGTTTTACCTACTAATGAATTTAAATTATTATTATCAGTAACTTCAATATATTTTGGTTCCACCCAAGTACCATCTGATGGTTTTAAGATGTCTTCACCAGGCAAATAAACTTCTATATCTTTATCATAGATAAGTTTGAATAATAGGCGATAACACTGGATTGTTCCTTTAGAACGATAAACATCAAGTATATGTTTTAAAAGAAATCTTGGGTTTGAAATTGTTTTGAATGGTATACCGTAAAGATATTTTCTTTGAAAATGTTCTAAAAATTCTTCAATTGTATTATCGATATCTCTATAATCGAAAAGAGATCTAGCTTCTCCAATTGGATTTCCAAATTCTTCCATCCACTCATAATACGCTTTTGTGAATAATATGAAATTTGGACCCTCTTCTTGATAAAATTGAGGGAACTGATTTGAAATGAAATTAGAAATATACTTTTCTACAGAATAATCCATTATCGTTTTGTTTCGATTACTGAAATTGTTATATCGTTAGAATTTATTATGATAATTTTATCATTTTTCGCTATTATATCTTTGTCTCTTGGTTTTACATAAATTGAAATATAATTATCATAATATGATGTTTTCAAACTGTTTATTTTGATTAAACCTAATGTATAATCAATTGTTCCTATAGTTGCTATAGGTTGAATTACTTCATTTATAGAACAATAAACTTTAATAACACCAGCTCCATCGTCTGCCATGTAACTTAAAGGATAATCAGTATCATCTATCACGTATGTAAAATGATCTGAAATTAACGCAGCATGTTCATTGTGTACATCAAAAGATGTCAAATATAATTCAGTATGAGCTATTCCAGTATTTACTGTTTGACCCTCATAATATATTACGTTATTAACATCAAAATTATAAGAAGTAGGATAACTCAATTTTGGAGCTAATCTTTTCGAAATTCTCAAATTTGTATCATTACTTGTTATGCTTTTATCTGAATTATCAATGTCTGAAACTAAACGGCTATATCTTAAATCGTTTCCGAAATATTCTAAATTATTAGTACTATAATCTGTGATACTTTTTAATACGGCTGCTTTAATTTCCGCCAATGATTTTGTTGTAACAGTAGGATCATATTGAACATATGTTTCTAAAGAACAATATAGATAATCCGGATCAGAAATTTCAATTCTGTTAGGCAATGCTATAAAATTTTTCATATAACTTGTAATTTTATTTTTAATATAATCAGCAGCTATTGTACCATTTGCAGGTTTGATAGAAACGATAACTCTACCGTATTTTTTAGGTTCTACTGTTTCACCACCATATACGTTAACGTCAGATATCTCACCACCAAAATTATTAAGGATCAATGAAGAGTAATCGTCAGAAGCAACAGCTCTTTGTTGTGTTGCGAAATAACGAGGAGCGCTATATTTGATAGATTCTAAAGATTCTTGATCGCCACCACTTGATGATTTTTGGTTAACAACGATAGAAGTAGGTTGAATACTTTTTGGATTAGAAAGACTTAAATCATCAGAAAGACTAAAAGATGTTATACCATCAGATATAACGCCGCTAGCAGTTCTATAATTTACAGAAACAGTAGATCCATTCAAAGGTATTCTACCGAAATAACCATCACCGAATATAACTTCATAAAGATTATTTTGAGCAGCTTGTAAGAAATAAATACTTGAATTTGCATTCAAACCATAAAGGTTCTCCGCTCGAGCGAACACTGTGGTGTTCGCGCCACTATTTTCATAAACAGTTACTGACAAACTATCGACATCAGCATTTTTATTTGTCACAAGGAATTTTTGAGATTCATTGTTATAATTAACAACATAAGAATCTGTAAAATATTTACCTTCATATACTGAAAGATTAGCAATAGTATAAGTGTTAGATGCAGATAAATGAGAGCTCAATTCATCTGTGCAAAAAGTAAATATTCCGTTTGAATTTGTTCCTGTAAATCTTGTACCTTTTGGTATTTGTATTTGACCAGGAGAATCTGCAAGAAGAGTTACTGTCAAATCAGCAACAGAAGATCTAGAACTTCTAGGAAGATAATTCAATTCTTTAGCATGAGAAATAACAGAATCATATTTTTGAGCTGAATCAAGAAACATTTCTGATGCAACCATATTGAGGTAAAATGCATTCAAATATGTATTATACGACATAACATCTAAAAGAACATTGATGTTAGAACCTGAATAATCATAGTCCTTAAACACTGACTGTGTTGAAAGAAAATCTTTAAAATTTGATTTTAGAGTATCAAAGTCTAGGGAACTAAGAACTACTGATGTATTTGATGCCATTTAGCGGACTCTTTTTAATATGTAATTAAGAGTAATTGGGTTAATGTTATTTATCAATCTGTAAATAATTGATATTATAACACTACTATCATCTGTTATGCCTGTTCTAAATTTCAATTGGTCTAAATTTGGGTCATTGAACGCAGATTTTACTATAACATCAACTAATATAACTCTTGGTTCATTATTTTCAATAGTGTTTCTTATGAAAAATTCTAAAGATGTCATAACAGAACCAACTTTATTTGATTCTGAAATTGTTGTAAGAGGTTCAAATAATGCGCGATAAACATTAGAACCAATCATAGGTTGGAACATTCTTTCGCCAAGATTAGTAGATATCAAATTTCTTAAAGATTGATTTACAGACTGTTCGTTGGTAGCTCTACCTAACTGATTCCCGTATGGTGTTTTTGTAAAGTTATCTAAAAAGTCAGAAAAATATTCCTGCTGCTTAGCAGTTCCTGTTAATGTGTCTGCTCTAGTTAATGCCATTTACCCACCTGCGAAAACATTTGTTGAACCAGTAGCTACTGACGTACACCCAGTTAATGGATCACCTACTCTACCTACGCCTTTACCAGCAATTTTAACAGTAGTAGAACCAAGTGTTATAGGAGCCGCATGCATAGCACAAAAACGACCAGCTGGTACAAGATGAGGTGAATTCATATCACCTTGACAACTTACTGCCCTACCATTAACAAAAACATTACCAGAACCCATTGCTCTTTTCATGGAAGAACAATGAGGTACATCTAAATCGTTAATTCTACAAACGGCTGGCATTGTTAGCTCCCAAAATAATCCGTTAAAAAGTTATAAACAGAAACACCACTATTATTTACAGTTCTTGATATAGTAAAAGTATTATAAGAAGAATTACTAAAAACTGCATTTACTGTATAATCAATTGTTATGCTCTGACGTGTATCACCCAAAACATAAAACAAATCTTTATTAGCTGGTACATTATACAAACCATTATACACAGTTGGTGTTTGGGCTAAATCACTAGAACCTTTTTCGACATATTTAATAGTATCAATAAACCCAGCAACATATTTTCCAGAAAACGTAAAACTACCTGTTGTTTTACTAATATTAACATTACTATCAGTTACGCTTGGTGTTACTGTTATAGAGGCATAAGAAGCTACAACATTTGTCGTTTCATCGACAATGTAAACAGTTTCTGGTGTTATAGCAACTCCTCTTGTAACAGCTACTAAGGTATTTGGTGATAATACATTCGCCAATTACTTTGTCTCTCTTTTCATCAATTCTTTTAATTTATTGTTCCACTCTTCAATTTCAGCATGCTCTTCATCTGTATGATCACCTTCAACAACAGGGATCTCAGGTAAAAATTTTATAACATTATCAAAAGAATTTGGTATATCTTCGTATTTATCATATGTCTCAAGAATACCTTTGTTTAAAATAACAAATTCGTGCGCCATAATAAACTCCAATTAGTTAAGATCAATTCTAGTACCAACAACTTTGACACCAGCAGATGAAATTTCTATAGAAGCACCACCAACTTTTAATGTTAATTTACTTTTACTTTCTATTGTAATATCACCTGTGGCTCCAACAGTCATTGTAGCTGTTGAATTGATTGACATAGCTCCTGTCGATATCATTTTCATAGTGCTTGCGGTGTTAACAACCATAGCATCACCAGAGTATAATTGAAGTTTACCAGATTCTACTCTCGTGTCCATATTACCACCCTGAACATGGATAGCATATTCGCCTTCGTTTACGATCTCATACCTAGTACCTGTAGTGCTTTGAACATTATCGCCGTCATTATGTGAGTGAATATGACCAGTATGTTCCGAAACCATATCACCATTAGAAGTTTTATAACTGTTACCGCCTGTATCGTTTTGAAAAGAACCTTGTGCTGTACCACCTATTTCTTTTTCACCGGAACCTTTATAAGTTGTACCACCTGCAGTAAATCCAACATCTTGTTTAAACGCCAAATTGAAATTACTTTGGCCATAAACAGCTTTCTGTCCATCTGTGTTATGACTATCACCACCAGAGGTATAAGATCTAACCTCTTTATTAAATTCGTTTTTAAGACCATTTGCTTCGTTAATAGTAAATGAGCCATCGTATTTTATACGTTCAACGAATGCTTGATCTGGTTTTTCTGGGTCGGCATATGTAATGACTCTATTTCCGAGATGATCTTGTGAACCACCAACCCAAGGATATTCTGGCTCTGCTCTTCCATCGTCATATGGAGCTTTATCTAAAAGTTTATTTGGTTTATATTCATCAGCCATTATTAAATCCTAAAATTTCTTACTATATTTGCTGCAGCGCTAACAGTTGCTGCTTTTGAACCACTATATTTCATTGCTGTAACCACACCAGCAACAGTAACAGCGGCGCTGACTGCTGTAGTCAACGTTGCAGGAATTGTACCGCCAGAAAATAATGATTGAAGATTTCCACCACTAGGTATAGATATGTTAGATCCAGTTAATGTACCTACAATAGAAAGTAACCCACCAAGTCCAGCCATCGCGCTCGCGCCAGTGAAAGCGCCACTAGAAGCACCTTTCATCTGTTTTATCATAGCCATGTTTCTAGAAAAGGCAGTCAATGCCATACCAGCTTTACCAGCATTAAGAACAGAATTAGGAAGATGCATACTCTGAGCTAACTGAACAAGAACTCCTAAAAGACCTAAAAGTAAAGATAAATTTTGCATTAAATTTTGACTGCTATTTTTACCGACTACTCTATCCATAGCATTATTATCGATAGTAGTATTATGATATGTCAATAAACTTTCAACAAAAGCAGGTGTAACACTACCAGCTTTAATATAAGGATCTAAAGCATCAGCCATATGTAATTCAGCTAGATATTGTACTTCTGATTCTGGATTGTCGAAAGGTATTTCTGTAGGTGCACGTTTAGTATGAGTTACCTCATTGTTTGGACCTACCCACATAATATATCCTGGATAAGGATCTTCTTCTTCAGTAAAATACTGTTGAATATAACCATCTGGTGCAAAAGTTACCAATGGATCTGGTATAATTTTAGCGTATTGTAAAGAACGATATATTGGTAATGGAACTTTATTTTCGCCGTGAAATATGATAGCTTCAATTAAATTAGATAATGCGCTTTTAACTATATCTTGATATTCATAAGTTATATCAAATAGCCCATATTCACCAAAACCCTTTTCAAAAGCAGCTAATACTTGTTCAGCAGAATATCTATTTGAAAGTATTTTAAGAGCGCCAGCAAAAGCATTAATCATAGTTTTACCAGTTGGTGTTATAGATGTTGCTGGTCTAGATGTATTACCACCACCAGCTCCACCAGCCAAAGCCATTATCATGCCAACAGATAATAAGCTTTTAAACATACTCATCAAAATTTGAGATTGACCATTTGGATCTTTACTCATTACTGCTTCTGGTAGTTTATCACCTGGATCAGCTGAAGCTGTAGTTGGGTTTTCAGCATTTGCTTGTTGGTCTCTTACATTTTTTACAGCATCTTCGCCCTCAGTTCCTTCAGTGTAAGTAGCTTCATTAAAAGGATCTCTCATACTATTAACAACTTTATCTGTTTTACCACCAGAATTTGGGTTGTTTGGATTTTTTTTAACAGAATCTTTTACTGTATCACTCATACCTGGAGGATCTAAACCTACAGTTTCTTCTCTGTATATTTCTTTATCTTGACTTTTGTTAACAGCCACAATTAACCTCCTACTGGTAATGCACCACGAGCAAAAGATCCAAGTATAATTGGATATTGCTCAGCAGTATCATTTTCCAAATAACCAACAATAACTCTAGATCCAACCATTAACCCAGTAGGTATAATACCGATTTTATTAGTAGCAGCTGATGTTACTGGTTGTAGAGGTAAAGCCCATGGAAGATCAGCATCTTTGATGTTTTCTTCATCATCATGATGTCCATATTTTCTAATTTGAACGCGACCAGATTTTGTTTTATCATCTTTTATGTTTCTTACTTCTGCAACATATAGCTTAACCATTACCGCCTCCGCCTTCTTTATAAGAAGCTTTAACAACTCTAAGAACCATTGTATATCTAGGAGTTTCACCGAATGGTTTTATTTTATGTCTTATTGCAACAACTAAAGCTTTGCCATTCATTTGTTTTTCGCCTAAAGAATTACCACTATCTGTTTTACCTGGAATATTTAATTCTATAACACTGCCTAATTTTATACTTGAATTGCCAGCTATTTCTAATTCAGCAGCATTTTGCGCTAAATGAGAAAAATAAGCTTGTCTTTTTGTTTTTGCATCACCAACAAATGTTGGAGTGTTTTTATTATTTGCTGGATCGTTTACTTTTGCTGCTGGCACTCTATCATCGCCTGAACCTTGGAAATTACCATATACACCTTCAGAATCAGCATATGTAAATTGAGGAGATGGTTTTGGTGATACGTTATGCGCTTTTCCAGTAACAAGATTATACGTTTGCTCGTTTGATTTGTCCATTGGTCTAGATGGTGTAAAAAAAGAATCAGAAGCTTTAAACCAAATTATGGAATCCTGCTTTTGTTGTTCAGAAGCTCCAGCTCCAAGAGTAGCACTTTGTGTTAAGGTTACAACTGGCCCTTGTTTAAAAAGTTCTTCAAAAGTACTGAATACGTATTTTTGATTACTACCATCGTTTGTGGCAAAAAGAGTATACAAAGAAGATTCATTTTG